CAGTTACTCCTAATAGCTCTATCGTCCCTGGAACTTTACGGGATAACCCAGGTGTCTTCCGTGATTTTGGTAAGACTTACCTGAGAAATGTACCACTCCCTTCCTTGGAAGGAGCCAAGGCAGAAGGTCCGCCAACCTATGAAGATTACACCACATCGCCCAATGGCGATGGGTCTTTCACCATTACTTCACTGACTGATAACTGGACTCCTCTTTTGGATGAGTTGCGATATTGCAAACATATTTATGCAATGAAATTTGCAGAAAAAGTATTTCCTCCTGAGCCCTCAGATCTTCCTGTTGACATGGGAAGCATTACGCAGTGGGAGCAAGATTTAGTCGCCAAGACAAACAAAGAGAATGAAAAAGCTAATTACGAATTAGCTACGAAAGGCCTCTCAATCATGGATGTTCCTCCATACAACTGTCAGGCGCCAATGATGATGCCAATGATGCAAAAACTCTTTAACGTGCCTTCAACCTTTGTTCTTATGTCTGGCTTTAGGATGTTTGATAAAAATGGAAATGAATACAACCCATCGCAAGGAGGGAGGCCTGCTGTCTGATGGCTGATTTTGGGGATATCGTAGACGGCACCTTCTCTCTATCTCCAGAGCAGGTTGCAGTCCGCAAGTACGGAGAGAGTACCGTCAAGCTCAGCGGAGTACCGACCGTATACCACGCAGGGGACGTTGTCAACCTTCCCTATGCCTCAGGAGAGATTTCGACCATGGAAGCCATTGGCAAAGCATGGGCCGCTTTTTCCAGTGGTGTAACACCCGAATAAATTATAAAGATTTTTAATATTGTATACTTGTATTAAGTCTCACGAGACTTATTAAAGATTCCTTTACCCCTTGCGCCCTGGCCAGGCTGATGTATATGGTCTGGTTAAGCGCAGCTCACCTCAGCCATGACTCACTCCCCGCCTCTTGACCAGAGGATTGTTGACGAGTTTTTTCAGCTGGATAGCCATCGCGGCACCAAAGAGATCGCGTGGCTTTACGGAATGGTTGCCACCTACGGCTTAACTCCAGATCAACTCAATACCGGCTACACCTGGGAAGGCAGCAACCTGATTCTCTCTGGCAAAAAACGTCCGATCCGCCCGCTGCACCCTCAGTGGGTTTTCCTTTTTCAGCTCAAAGAAAAACAGCCCCGTAAAGTACGGAGCTGTTGGAAGTCCCTCTGCACATCCCTTTACAGGGCAATGGCCCACCAGGAGATTAGCTCAAATATCACGGATCTAGTCCTGGCACATAAGATCCGTAAAAGCCACTACCAGAAAATTAAGCAGCAACAACCTGTTTACGCAGTTGCCTTTTGACTGCGGCGACGTTCCAGAGATAGCTGTCACGAGACCAGGTCATACCTGGAAACGCGGCATAATGAGGACCCAGTTTCAGGGTGCCGTCATCGCGATACTTGAATAGGGTCTTCTTGTCGATGCCAAGCATCTCCTCAGCCTTGTTGGCCGAGACCCATCCCCTTGGTGTAGCCATGGTCGACGCCAGTTGAAAATGCGTACGAAAATAACTTATCGACCTGACAACCACTGTCAAGGGTCTTTATGAGAATTTAATGTCTTTAGCTACAGTCCCCCAATATGTGGGGAACTTAAAATAAATTAGCGGCAACTAAAGAGTATGTTCAATAGTGAACAGGACCCCCTAGCCCTGCTCATTGAATTAACTCCTAAGTTAGCAAAGAGGAGATTTCGTCAGTCAATATACGATGCCTGGGATCACAAGTGCGGATACTGTGATGACCAGGCCACCTCTCTCGACCACATAGTTCCGCGTTTTAGGTCTGGTTCAAGCAACAGACACAACTTACTTCCCGCCTGCCGTCGCTGCAATGCAGGCAAAGCAAGTTACTCAATGGAAGAATGGTATCGGAAACAGGACTACTTCAGTGAGGTCCGGCTCCAAAAGATCAATGCCTGGATGGAACAGGAGGTTATTGATCTATGCGCTTATTCCACACCAAGATTTGCAATGTGATTTTGGTAGAATGTTAAAACCGAATAGATCATATAGGTAATGGGCATCTACTACGACCCTCAAACTTTGTCGTGGAGTGTCACGCCTGAGAGAACTGACTATAAAACTGACTATAGGGTCGATTACGACACCAGCCGTAGAACGGATTATCCTACCAATTTACGGACAGATTATCCGATCAGGGACTATCTTCCTACAAATCTACGGTTTGATTATCCCGTAAATCTTCGGACAGACTACAAAACTGATTACAACACAAGCAAACAATTTAAAATTAATGCTTACGTTGGAAATAACAGGGGAGGCAGAACCTATAACGTCGGGGGCTGGGGGCAGCAGGTTTCCTTTGTCCCAAATGACAACGACGAATTTAGCTATCAAGTATGGGTTTCACAAGGAAGAGGTGGGCGCTATGAGACCAGGACTTTAAGAGGTTCACAGGCAGGCCTTGCAAGAGCACTGGCAGGAATTGGATTCCCTGGTGAAGTTGCAGCGTCCAGGGCGCAAAGTTTTGCAGGTCCAATCAATGATGTTAAAAGGGAAAATAACGAAAATAGAAGAAAGAATGAAGATAATGCTCGGACCAACGCTCAAAATGATGCTACCAACCGCGCCAATCAAGCGTTAAACGACTCAAACTATGAAGCAAATTTCAGGAATGCAGAAGAAAATATTCGCATTCAAGAGCAGAACAATACAAACTTTCTTTTAAACCAGCAGAACTTAAACACGAATCAACTTAATTTTGAAACCAATCAAACCAACACTCGTCTTAATGATGATGCAAGGGAGTTAAACGAAAACAATACAAAATTAAACTTTGACAACCTTACTACAAACAATGTAAATACAGAAAAAAATGGTCTGTATGACAAAACTGTATTGCTTGCTAATACCACCAGAGGTGGTGACTTTGTTTCTCAGCGAGATCAGCTGACAGAGGCTGGACTTATTCAAGCGGGCCTAGATCCAACAGAAGCAAAGAATGTTCTTGATGGTTTAAAGCAGCAGTATAAAAACTTTTATCTTGTTGAAAAACTACAGCGCTGGGATCCAAACCTTGGTGCGCAGCCTCCTTATGGAGTTTTCGATCCTGATTATTACAAGGATCAGAACCCTGTAGTCTCCGCTGCCTACGCAAATGCTGTTGCTATCGATGATATCGATATCACCGAGCGTTACGGTGAGGATGGTTATTACCTTCAGCACTATACAAATATCGGTAAAGGACAAGGATTGCGAGGAAACAAGGAAGAGGACCTGGTCGCAGCTGATCGATATGTAGAAGAGGCCCTTACGGATCAAGAGATCCAGCAGATCCGCGACTTCCAATTAGGGGTTGATAAGGACACTATTACAGAACGTCTTTTAAACATTCCAGAGGTGTCTAATGAATGGACAAAAGCAAGAAATGGCGATCCCTACTGGAAGCAGTTAGCTAAAGAAAAATATTTAGATGTAAACAAAGCCGATGAATTTTCGGTGCTATTCCGTTTATCAGAGCGTCCGGAAGATAAGCAAATTATCTTTAACTCTAATGTCGCTGCAGGGCAAGGCATTACACAATTAGAAGACACGATCAATGAAGCTATTGGCGCCAAGGCAGAAGTCGATGTCAAAAAGTTTGCTGCATTAAACCAAACCATTCTTAAAGACACGATTGCCGAAATGAAACGTGTCAGGGGTGAGCAAGAGATGCTTGCTTTCTATCGCGGTTTTAGCGGTTTCACAGAAGTTGTTGACATCAATAAAGAACTAAGCAATTCCATCTTGGGCGACACGGGCGTTGGTGGAATCCTTTCCTTTACGTCAGGAGGCAAAGCAGAAGAAAGTCTCTTGGGAGCCCTGGAGAATGTCACGGGCATGCGTAACAACGTGACATACAACTGGGAAAAATGGTTTGATGAGCAAATCAAAAATAAATATGGTTTAGATTACGCAACCTTTGAACCCCTGGAAGAAAAGAAAGACATTATTGCTGCCTTTACTAATCCAATTGAAGAACAAAGTGCCTTTGATTCCGGAACGAATCAGTTCCGTCAATCGTTCCTTGACCAAGCAGGGTTTGATTCCACTGAATCCCTGACTAATTTCCTTGAAGGACAAGGGGAAGAAGGGATTCAAATTCTCAACACCATCAAAGGAGAACTTAACGACTCATCTAAATCTGTCCTGCTTCCTATTCAGGCAAGAATTGAAGCCGATATTAAGACTTTAGACGAAGCAAAAGATCGCAGTCTTGCTCTCGCGTACTCAACTGCAGATAAGGTTGAGATGATGAATATCGAGGCACAGTTTGCCCGTGATTACATTGATGAATATTTGAATCCTAGATTCAACACCTCTCGTTCCATGGATGAATTCATGGAATATCTTGACGTCCGGCAAGAAGAGCAAAACCCCTTCCAAACGCAAGATACCTATAACGCAATGGAGATGCTTTCCAGCAGATATTCCAAGGAATACCTGGACAACATCAAGCTAGAGGGTCCACGTTCATTCGATCCTGATTTCTACTTTGACCCTATTGGAGATAAAGGGCGTCTTGCTAGCTACGAAACACAAAAGAAAACAGTAGAAGAAGATTGGGAAAAAGCAAAGAACGGTGATCCTTACTGGGCTTCACAGGTGTATCGCTTTGGTATTGATGTGAACAATAAAGCAGCCTTTGCAAGGATGCACTTTGAGATCAAAGGTCAAGGACAAGGCTTTGATGCTGCAGAAGATATTACCAATGCAGGAAAAGTTGAAGATTATCTGTATCAAACAGTATTGCCGGTTTTAAAAGAAGAGGCTTTTAAATCTGATACTGTTTTCGGTCAGTTCATTACTCCAGAGGAATTTGCGGATGAGATGCTCCGTGGCTTGAACCCAGACGACACTCCGGAAGAATGGAAAGAAATCTTGCAACGTTATGGCTTGGAGGACTTTGCCGGTACCGTTGAAGAGCTTCGTGACTACATCATCGAAACGTTACGCACTGGATCCGCTCTAGATATCCGCGAACAAATTAAATACCTTAATGAAAAGCGGCAAAGACCAACTCAAGAAATTCTCGGCGTCACCTATATCGAACGTCCGGAAGACTATAAAGATGAGATGGCAAAGCCAAGCACTCAACTTTATGCAGTATTCCAAAACGCTGGCTACCAAGGAACAGAAGATGAGTTTTACGAAAATTTCTTCCCTGATCTCGACCGAACCGAACAAGTACTGCTGACCAAAGCAGGCAAAGACGATCAACTAGAAATGTACGGCTTGGATTTAAGTGATCCGTTTGCATCCCTCGGTACTATCGAAAGCTTCTTCACTGAAGATAAAGATACTGAAGAAGAAACACCGTCTGATGCTTATACAAGTTACTTTAAAATAGGAGAAGAAGATATCGACGAAAATTACAAGAGCACCTCCGGCAAGGAGTTCCTTGGCGAATATACTTCTCTATTCAAGGGTTTAAATGTCTGATAAACACAAGAAAGCAGCTAAAGCCGCGAAGATTGCCAAGGATGATATGGCTTGCAATAAGCCACGCAAAACCCCTGGCCATCCAACGAAGTCACATGTCGTCAAAGCATGTGATAAGGGAGAGGAAAAAATCGTACGCTTTGGTCAACAGGGTGTAGAAGGTGCGGGCAAAAACCCAAAGACAGAAAAAGACAAAGCAAGGAAGAAGTCTTATTATGCAAGACATGATGCCCAGGATCCAAATCCGGACAAAATGTCTGCAAGATACTGGTCACACAAAGTTAAGTGGTAGGTACTTCCAATGAAAAAGATGCAAAAAGGTGGCGGTTTTGTCGCCGGAAAACCCAAGAAAACTAGACAGGGACAGGGTAGAAATAGCTTAAAAAATCACGGCAGAAAGAAGAAGCGCGGTCAAGGCTGATCAACTTTTTAATTTGTGTAATATAGGAATACTTGTTGTATTCCTATGGGCGACTTTCGAGAAGCCATCTCTCTTATTCGTCGTTACGAAGGATTCAGCGAGAAAGCGTATCCCTCTGGGGAAGATGGCGTCTATACGTTTGGCTATGGAACCCAGTTTTATCCTGATGGCTCGCCTGTGAAGCAGGGTCAGTGGTGTACCAAGCAGAAAGCACTTGAATATTTGTTCGATGAGATCAAAACAATTTCATTATTGTTAAATGATCTGCAGCTCCCTATTGACAACAGTATGGAGCAAGCTTTGATCTCGTTCATTCATTCCATTGGCTGGAATCCGTTTTTGTATAGCAGCATCGTTGATTGCATAGAAACCGAAAGCTGGAGCGAAGCAGCAGACGAAATTACAAGATGGGTCTTTGATGAGAACCATAAGATTATTGGCGGTTTGCTGGAGCGTAGGCGCGATGAAGTCAACCTATTCCTAAGAGAAGTAGATGACAGTCCCTGGTCCTCCACAGAAGTTTTACTCACTGCGTTCCGGAATTACGCAGCTTCACCGCATCAAGTCCGGGCAATACGAAAACTAGAAGAGAACATCAACCCTTACGTCCTTGCTGAATTCGCCAACGATTTCAACATCACAGAAAATCCATGGCATGAAATGAGCGATCAGGAATTAGATTTCCTATTTGCACGCTAGGCTTAAAATAGTTGAAACAAAGCCATGAAAGATGCGATGGAGAAATCAGTCGAACCACGGGAATTTGAACTCCCTCTGGAACTGCAGTTTTCCATGCGCAAGGCAGAGGTAGCCGCTCAAGAGATGACATGGGAGGAGCTTTACTACACTCTCCTAAACCTCTACCATCAACGCCTGATGGAGTGGCAAGCCGTAAAAGAGATCATGGCAAACGAGGACATCGAATTAAACTTCGACATCCCCACGGATCTGGAACTAGCCGAGCTTGCCGCCGCCTTTGAGCATTACGCAGACGGCGACGAAGAAGACGAAGAAGAACTACCCTTCTAGTTCAATAAGGCGGTTCAAATACCACTGCGCTTTTTTAAGCGATTCGGTACCGCCTTTATTCTTTTCACGCCAAATATATTTGCAGATATTGCCCTTGAGGTAACCGCGATATTCTTCGCTGGTT